CATCGCAACGTTCGCCTGATATTGACATTTCACAAGACCGGCGCTCGTCGCGGTATCAGCCCAGAAAAATGTAATCGGAGCGGGGATGTTGCTGTTGTAATAGAGAGCCTGATTCGACATTCCTGATCCTGCCAAGCTCATCATCAACGAGCCGACGTTATTCTGGGAGCAGTAGGCATAGCTACAGCCGAAGCCATAGGTGTAAACCCCCGGCCTCGGCAATGTGAAACTCGGCCCGTTACCATCGAGCCATCCAGTCGGCCCGGTCGGAGTTGTAAAAGCGCCACCGCCTAACAGGTGTGGGCTACCGCCGACAAACTCCCACTTGTAGACATCCATTGTATGAAAAGCGTTGTAGCGGAAACGCCAAGTGTAGGTCGGACTTGCCACCGAATCTACAATGATGTGTTCTTGACCATCAACCGGGTTAGATGGAAACTGCGAGCCTATCGTGACCGGTGTCACTGGCCCTGGTGGTCCTGGCATCCCACTCATGAGCCCCATCGAGAACTCATTGCCCCAGTTCCCTGCGGCCTCAACATTAGGCGTCTGCCCGGTCGCGTTGTAGACCTCCAGCGTTGCGTAATCGCCGACATTCAGGTTGCACAACGCCGTGACCGTAGTTTCTATGTTTCCAGCAACCGCGTAATACTCCGTTGATCGTCCCTGCTCAACACCATTCACCTTAATGGAGAGAATGATGGAGCCACCACCGGCACCAAGAGATGCATAGCGAACAGAACCAGAAATCTGGTAACGACCGGCGACTTGACAGGTGAGCCGAGTCGGACTGCCCGAGGCCCAATGCGGAGTTGGGCCGTAGTCGAACCGCACAGTATCAAACGAAAGTACATTCCAGGCTGCTGCCATCTGCTGATTTGTACTGCGCGCAACGCGAACGGATGGACTCGCTGTTCCTAATCCTGGCAACCAGGGAGTTGGAGCTTTGTTCGTTGGACGCACGCAGAGATAGGCAACACCTTGATAGACAACCACATCGCCGTCGTAGTAGTTGCCTGCTGCCCACGCACCGTTGTAGCGAAGATCCATACCGCCGTTCAGATTCCACATCGGCACCCAAGGTGTCGTACCAGGATTAGGTGTACTCATGCGACCCTTCCCGGTGTAACTTGATACCAAGGAAACTGAAATGCGGTATTGTTGGCCGCGTTCATGTAGGCGCGCATATCGAGTACCTGTCCTGCCGTCAAGGCGGGATAGGCAACGCTCGCAACTGATCCTCCGTTGTATTGCTGACTAACACTAGGCGTAATGAAGAGCGCCGAATATCCGATAGCTGACCCGGCCGCAAACATCTGAGCATAAGCATTATATGCGCCAGCAATAGCCATACTCTGAATCATGCAGCCGAACTGGATCTTGTACTCGCCGGAGCGCGGAACCGTGAACGTCGGAACGCCAGTGATTACAACGGCTGTTGTACTGGTAGTTGTAATGCTCCCGCCCGCAAGATAAGCGGGCAGCCCACCGACGAACTCCCACTTGTAGGCACTCGACGATCCTGCATTGTAGCGGAACATCCATTGGTATGTTGGGCCTGACACAGAATCTACGAGAATGTAAAGCTGACCATCCGTAGGCGCCACCGGCAAGCTCGTCCCGTAGCCAATACTGAATGGAGTTGGTGCTGGTGTAACACCACCCGGCCAAGCCGCTGGTGCTGCACTCGTAGGTGATGTACAGAGATAAGCGATACCGTTATAGACTACAATGTCACCATCCGAGTAACTGCCTGCCGCCCAGTCCCCGTTATAGATGGCAATGTTCTCAATATCGGTGATGACCTTGGCCGTGATGGTCGCAGCTATCTGATCACCGGCTATCACAGTGCGGGCAGTTGAACCTTCCTGCGCTCGTGCAATAGTCAGTGTATCGGTCGCGATCGCCGTGCAGCGCGCCACCTCAGCGTTGGTCGTGATCGGATTGACCCCAATGGGCCAGATCGTTACGTTGAAGGGTGGCGTTGGAAACTTGGCCCCATCCCCGGCCTGTACGACCAGGGTAACTCCACTGGCTCCCGGCGATGGTGGCGTCAGTACCGTCGAATACGCGAAGTTCTTATGCGCATCACGCTGGGTCACTGGACTCTTTCCAGATCGTCACCTTGCGGCGTGAGTTCGGCGGCAGCGTATGAACGACGTTCCAGTTGACATTGAACTCTGGCACCGGCTCGGTCAGGTCTAGCTCGATGCTGCCGTACTTGTCAATGATGCGAACAAAGTAGTCGCGGATCTCCGCGTCCAGTGCAGTCCCAGGGGAGAGATCGCTGAACAACTGTTCAATCTCGCGCTCAGGCGTCCAGATGCGACGCAGCTTCTCAACCGGGTGGATCATTGATCTCTGTTACGCCCGACCTCGCCAGTATCCTGCGGAGCCTTTGGCGGCAGGACTGTCACGCCAACCCAATCGTTCAGGCGATCGCCGCCCACAGCGTTCATGATCATCTCGGCATAGTCCTGCGCGTTACCGACGGTATCGCCCTCGTGCAGCTGGATCGTCGTTGTTATGTTCACGATACCTCCACGTATTGCTGCTTCATCTCATCAGGTGAGATACCGAAAGGATTCTCGGGGTGATCGACGTAGAAGTGACCAGGAAGAATGATCACCCCGTTACGGAGCACGAGCGGTAGCCCATCCTCATTCTTTGACACCTCATACACCGTTGGTGGAACAAGAGCGGCCATGATCTGCGTATGCTCCAGGTCGAGGTGGTGAAGGATGTCAGCGTGCTGCTTGTCTAGCTCCTTGTCAATCTCGGCATTCACCACGTCTAGCTCCGGCCGAGGTCTATCAATCTTCCGATCCCTCATGCGATCCCGATCCTTCTTTACCTGCTCCCGGTAGACACGATGGTGATCTTCCTTCTGCTCCCGATCGGCCATGAACCGCTGAAACTCTTTTCTGTGCTGAACCTTCACAGCACCCTCAGGATCTTGTTGACAATGATCGTCGGAGACATGTTCAAGTGAGCACCACCACCGCCCTCGGAGTATACCTGGTGCGTGTGGTTCGCGCTGATACCGCCCGACTGCCCACCGTGCGTGTGGTCGGCAGTCTCCGTGCTACCATACTTGTTGTACTGACCGGCATGGTCCACCGAGACCATTCGGTCAATGCCCGAGGTAGCACCGTCGGCGTTGTAGTCAAAGTAGTGCTGGTGCGCGGCACTACGTCCACCCGTCGTCGTGTAATGCGAGTGGTCAGCCGAGACTGTATTTGTGCCGCCGGTATGAGCGTGAGAAGGAATCTGTGCTGTCGCTAGCGTAACTCCTTCTGCTCCAACAGCCGCACCAAGAACTGTTCCAGCCGTTCCACTAACAGCCGCTGTGATTCTACTAGCTGCTGTACCTCCCATATCGTCCTTGCCAGCTGAGACTCGGCCTCTCTTATCTGCGATATTGAAAGTTGTTGATCCGTCTCCTGATCCATGTGGGTAGCTCGCTGCCGAGGCCAGGGCTGCTAGAGCCGCATAGGTAGTGCGGCTGATCGCCTGGCCATATTGAAGGAGTGCCCAACTAGGAATGGAAGCCGCCGCGTAGTCCCATTCAAGTGAGGCACCGATCGGGACGGCCGGAACCTTGCTGTCTACGTCACTAGCGAGGTTCTGAATGTCTGTAGCGACATTCGGCGCATCCGTCCCGACCGGATACCTGAGCCCATAGTTGGGTGTGGTGCCTGGCATGCTATGAGAACGTCACCTGCGCTGTCAGTGTCCATGTCCCCGATGCCTTCGTTCCTAGTGCTGCCACCTTCCTCTGAAGGTTTGTTGTACCCTGCGTAAAGCCTGCCCCAGACGGAGTTGTGGCACCCGCCGCGATCGACCATTCGGCCCAGGAGTAGTTCGCCTCGCCGGTGGCGAAGTCACTCTGGAAGGACACCGTCTGGTTCGACCGCGACGGATATGTTGCATTCATCGCTTTGTAGAAGCGGTTGGTCGCAGCCTGTAGCTCTGTCTGCGTCGCCGCCTCTGCGGTGTTACTATCGCCGACACCGGTGTAGGCGTTGGTGTTTGACCACGGGTTCCCGGCCACCTGGTTGGACACAACGGTGGCGATCATCGTCATATCCTGCATCCGCTGGATGCCTTCGTTCAGTAGCAGGTTGCCCTTGATCTCCTCGATGACCTCCGCCTCGCCAATGATCTCGCGTAGCAGCGCCGAAGAGATGTCCGAGCCATCAAAGAAGCCGAACTTCCTGCGAACAAACTCACAGGCCTCCTCGCTCCACTTCTCACAGACCCAGATCGTGGTGCCGGTCCTATACACCTTGATCACCTCCGGTCGCTACGTCGCCAGAGTTGATTGACTGAATGGCATCGGCGAATACCTGTAGCTCCTGCGGAACTTCCCTGCCTTCTGCCTGATACTGCTCGATGAGTTGCTTGGCTTGCTGAGCGAGTCCGTAGACCGTCGGAGCCTCCGGGTCGACGGGAACATGCGCTGGATGTAGCTCCGCATCTACGTCCTCGCTCAGCGAGCCGTACTTGATCATCTCCGCGACCTGGTCCTCGGCAGATGTCAAGGAGTCGTGCTCGGGGAATGCCGCCTGCGCCAACTCTACCGATTCCTCGAAGTCAGAGTGCGGGATCAACGCGCCTGGAGGGTACAACCTCCCGTTCCCATCCAAGAACGGGAGGTTGACGTATGTCAGAGCCTTGTACTCCGCGGCCATGACTTACCCCTGCGTAGCGGCGGTCAGCTTCGCCTCGAGACGATCGACGACGCCCTTGCGAGGATCGTTGTCCGTCGCAAGGTTCTCTGCGTCGATGACCTTCTCGATGCTCTCCGTGTCGTTGCCAGCAAGCGCCACCGTCTGGTCGACGTTGAGCTTGTTGTTGCGGATGTAGTCGGCCAGGTCCTCAGCCGACATGTCATCACCGGCGGCGAGCTCGTTCTGCGTTACGGGCAGGTTGTGTGGTGCCGTCTGCCCACCCGCGCGGAGGTAGTACACCTGATCCGAATCCGACCCCGCATAGGTGCCGGCACGAATGGCATCTGCCTCCTCGTCGGTGTAGAACGCATCCAGGTCCTCACCGCGCTTGACGTAGTCCTCGTTGGTGATGTCCACGTCGTCGCCAGCGATGTTGATGCGCTCTGTCAGCACATCCGGCCCACTGGGATCGACAGGATTGGGCGTCACCTCGAACCACGTGAAGAGCCGATGCTTGATGATCTTCTGTGCCATCGCTCCTCCTAGGTGAGTCCGGTCGCCTTCAGGACCGCGAACGCATTGTTCGCGTACATCACAGGCCTGACGCTCGACTGGACCCAGGTCTGCTGCTTGCCGTTCGGGTCACGCCAGGTCTCCGTGCTGAGCGGTGCCTCGATGCGCATCTCGCCGACGTTGCCCTCCGAGACCGCGTAGGAAGCACCAGCGGTCATGCGGTTGGTCACGAAGATGTCGATGTCGTATGAATCGAGTAGTGCGCCGAGCTTGTCGCCGTAGATGCCCTCCAGATTGAACATCTCGTTCGGGTTCATGATCCAGAGGTTGTAGTCCATGTCCATCTCGTCCTGCTCCGCGATGAGATCCGCCTTGGCGAAATCTCGTGCCGGGAACAGTGGCCAGTTGGAGCCGGCAGCGTAGGTCGTGTTGACGCTGCCCCAGCTGACACCGGTGAACGTGCGTGAGCTCGCCGTGATGAATGCCTCCAGAATCTGAACGCCACGCTGGTTGATCTTGCGAACCACCGTGTTGCTCAACTGGCGCATCGCCTTGGTGAACTCTGAGATCATGTTGCGATCCCGCGTTTCGTCGAGGAAGTAGAACTTGCCTCCCCACTTCTCGACGACCGCCGCTGCCGGAGCACGGCGGCTGAATGCCACGATCGGGAACTCTGACCCTGGCTCGACGCGCTGGATGTCCCGGTCCATGTAGTAGTCCGGGGTCACCACCACGTCATAGATGACCGCTCCGCCGGTTACTCCGCCCGCTGACGCGAACACCCGGTCCACGAAGAACCGCTGTCTTGTCAGATCGAGCACCATTGGGGTCAGAACCCGCGTGGGGTTTTGCAGTGCGATGTCGATCGTGAACGTCGTGCCCGAGATGCTCGGCGGTCCCAACGGGTTCACAACCGCACCGGGATACGGCGCAGCTGCGATTGCGGGAGGTCCTTCCCAGCGAGCGGCGATGAACGCTTCGGCATCGCGGAAGCGCATCCGCTCGAACTCCGGATCCATCCGGCCTGCCGCCACAAGCGCAGCGGCGGTGTCGTCGCACACCGTGACGCGCGGGCCGTGATCGATCTGAAGAACGACTGGCTTCTTTCGCTTCATTTCCCCTCCCTTCCTATGGCGCCAAGACTCGTGGGCTGAGCGGGCCAAGCTCGACGACGACATCGACGCCACCCGCGCCGGCAGCCGAACGAGCCTTGCCCACAACGACATTGCCTGATGCAGCCGTGACCACCTGGCCGCTGGTGTTGACAGCAAGTAGAGCACCGATGGAGACTGCTGCCCCGCTAGTCACCGGCAGCACCGTGCCTTCGCCGGAGATGATGACTGCCTTGCCGCCATTGGCGACATCCCAGC